CTACCAACAATAAGAGCAGCTTTAGATAGAGCTGGTGTTCCATTTGTAATATATAAAGAACCATTTAACTATCAACAACAAATAAAAAGACAATCTGCTTCTAGACCTGGAGACTCATTAAGATATAACAAAGGTGGATATGTTAAACAATTAGTAACTAAACTTAAGGAAAATAAATAATGACACAGCAAATGTCAAGTAAAACATTGTTATCACAATTTGGTCAACAACCAACTCGTCGTATAAGTTTTTTAGATGAATTTATGAGAGTGGGTGATAGGATGTATGGTAAACTTAATCCTGGAGCAGAAAGATTATCTACATTTGGTAGGACTGGCGCAGGTAGAGTTACACCTCTAGATAGTATTGAATACTTTGGAAAAATTAGTGCTAATAAAGGAGCTAATATAGATGCTGAAAAGTTTAAAGAAACTATCAGAAAAGCAGAAGGACTTAGACTTGAGCCTTATAAAGACAAAGATAAATATTCTATAGGTTATGGACACTCACTGGTAGATGGTCCTACTGGTAATATTTCTGTTGATAGAATAGATAAAAAAGATGCAGAAGCTTTACTAGAAAAAGATGTTCAAGTAAGATTAAAAGAAGTTAATCGTTTATTACCAGATTTTAAAAACTTTCCAGAAGATGCACAACAAGCTATCTTTAGTGAATATTATAGAGGTTCAATAGGTCAAAGTCCTGTTACTCGTAAACTTATAAATCAAGGAAAGTATGCAGAAGCCGCAAAAGAATTCTTAAATAATAAAGAATATATAGATGCTGATAAAAATAAAATGGGCGGTATTAAAAAAAGAATGGAAGCTGTATCAAATGCTTTAATGAAAATGTCAGAAAAACAATTTCTTAATGATATAGTATTTCCAAAAAGAAAACCATTCCAGTATGGTGGTGGTGCTGACGCAGGAGCTGGTAGTGGTTTTGGTGGCGGTAGTAGTAGTAGTAGTAGTAGTGGTGGTAGCAAAGGTAATAATAAAAGTGATAAAGATAGAAGAGGTGTTACAAGTCTGAGAGACAGTGGAATGGTTCAAGGCTCAACTGGATATGGCCCAGCAGGTGCAGGTGGACAAGCATTAGGGCCTAGCGGTAATCAAGGTGGTAATCAAGGTGGTAATCAAGGTAATCAACCAGATACCACAGAAGATACCACAACCACTTTTAATTCTCCTTCATTTAGTCCAACATATGATTATACTCCACCTAAAAAAGATAGAAGTATATTAAATGATGTTGTAGATACTTATAGAGACCTTACAACTTTTAATACCCCTTTAGGAGTACTTTCAATAGAACCTAAAGGTTTAACATCAGTAGAGGCAACACTTAGTTTTAAAAAGGGCGGTCTATTAGATAGAAGCTCTAAAAAATAATTGACAAACTACTATTTTTATGGTATAATAAATATTTGGAGTGGCTATAGGTAGCACTCTAGATGACAACAAAAACAACAATAACTTGCTTAATGAAAGGAGTTAATTATGAACCTACCTACAAATAGAAGAGGTCTCGTATTCAACGCAGACCCATTTAAAAACTTAACAGTTGGATTCGATTCATTGTTCGACCAACTATCTTCACTGTCAGACTTTGAAGCACCGAGTTATCCGCCTTACAACATTCGTAAGATTGGTAATGATGGTTACGAACTTGAGATGGCTTTAGCTGGATTCAGTAAAAGTGATGTCAATGTAGAAGTAAAAGAAGATACATTAACTGTATCAGCTTCAAAAGAAGGTAAAGATGAAGAGGATAGTTTTCTTCACAGAGGAATAGCTAAAAGGTCTTTCACTCGTAAGTGGACTTTAGCAGAACATCTTGAAGTAAAAGATGCTGAATTGAAAGATGGTATTCTTTTAATTAAGATGAAACTCAATCTTCCAGAAGAGAAGAAAGCTAAAACAATAAAAGTAAAATAACCTCGTGTTTGGGGCAGGAGGCAATTTTTTGTGCATCTTAGACGAAAAAAAACGCTCTAGGATGCACGAGGATTAACAAATCGGAGGTGTCTAGTACCCTAGCACCCCCCTAAAAAGGAGAAAAAATGATAGAAAAGATAAAAGAACTAATCAAGAAGATTAGAGCTAAACTAGGAGTATAATATGGGTATTCCATTTGAAATGATAACCATGCTGGGTTCTACAGTGCTCGGTGGGGTTATGAGTATATGGTCTCAAAGTATAAAAGCTAAACAAGCTGAACAAAAGATGCTGTTACAAAGAGCAGAAGTTCAGACTGCAGCTTTTAAAGAGGCTAGAGAATATGAAAATGTAGGATTCCAATGGACTAGAAGAATTATAGCATTGACTGCTATCTTTGCTATCGTTGTCCTTCCAAAAATATTACCATTGATAGACCCTCAAGCACAAGTAATCGTAGGTTATCTAGAATTTAAACCTGGATTCTTATTCTTTGAAGGTAAAGAAGTTATGCAGTGGATTCCAATGGCATCTAGAGGTATAGTAATTACACCATTAGATACTAACTTGGTTGCTGCAATAACAGGACTATACTTTGGTGGAAGTTTGGTGAAGAAATGATTTGGATATTATCAGCAATGCTTTGGTACACAGATGTTGAAAAACCAAAGTACTCAGACTATAATGTAAAAGTCTTTCAAAGTCGTGAAGAATGTCACGATTATTTATTCTGGAATCAAGCTGAAATAGTTACTGAACTAGCAATAGTTCATGGTATGGAAGACGGTAAAGCTTTAAAGACTTGGGCTTTCTTCTGTGAAAACAGAAAACTACAAGAAGTTTAAGGATTTAACCACTCTTTAGTGTTATCTCTGGTAGATATAAAACTATCAGAGATAGCTATTGTTGGCTCTTCTGGGTAAACAAACATAATACATTTTTCACTTACCTCTTTATTTATTTTTATTTCTGCAGGTTTATATCCTGCTCCTATCTCTAATAGATGAACACTTCGTTCAACATCCCCTCTTAATTTATAAGCCTCACCTTTAATTTTATATCCAGGTTCTCTCCTATAAACAATAGGAAAACAACCATGAGAAAAATCTTTTATATCAAAATTACTGTGTAAAGTTTCACACTCTCCTATAAACTCTGACTCTTCTAGAATCCAGTTTAGTCTGTGGTTTTTCTTTAATGTGCCGTATACAAAATATATCATTAGTTAATAGATGTAACATACTTTTGAATCCATTGTTCTAGTTCTTTAAATTTTAATTTAAGTTCTTTTACAAGGCCTATATAAAAGTGTTTCTCTTCTTCACTCCTTTTAAATGTATCATTCATAATGTCTGCTTCGTCTTCTGGAAGAGCTGACACTTCTGATATCAACTCTCCATCAGTGTTAACTATAACACTATAACTAGCTATAACTCCTTCTTTCTTTTTCTTTGACATTTTAATCCTCCTGTGGTGCGGTTACATCAACCAACTCACAAACACCACCAGTACACGCAAGTTCTTGAGAACCTGTAGTGTTGTCTTCAGATTCATATTTAACTAGCTCACCAAAGTCTATAGTAGTAGGCATATCTTTTCGTAGTTCTAGATATTCTTTTCTTTCTATATCTTGATAGGGAGCTTGTTTATATATGTGGTCAGTATAAGGTAGGAAACTAATACCAGACACTTCATCAAAGTATTTGTATACCCATGCACCTACTTCCATCCACTCATCTTCTTTAACACTTACAGTTACAGAAGGTTTATGCTCACACCATTCTCTTTGATATTTCAACCACAACTCTAGTTGTTCTATAGCTGACATACTGTTTCTAGTTATCGAGCCAGTTGGAGATGCAGTAGGAAAAGAAAACACCGTTACTGAATCTGGTTTAGTTATGTCTGGTTCATTTGGAACTCCTTGGTCTATCATAAGCTGAGTCAATGGGTCTTTCTTATCACATCTAACTGTTCTTATGTAGTAAGGATTATGTCTAGTGTGGATACCAGAAGCACTATCAACTAACTGACTTACAGTTCCACTAGGTTTTACACAAGTGATTGCTGCAGATTGATTTATCTTTAGCTTCTTAGCTATGTCTTTGTTAGTATCTATAGCAACTTGTTTTAGTTCAGATAAGAATCCTCTGTCTGGATTATTAGTAAGTTTACTATCCATAATACCTGTAAGAGACACACCTAGTAGTCTTTCATCTTCTGTATTTTGTTTCCATATCTTACGAATGTATTTAAAATCAGTAAGTGTAGATTGAAATGTACCAAGTATAGTAGCAAGTCTTACCTTTTCTTTTAACTCTAATTTATTATCTGTAGCACGAACAACTACTTCTGTAAGATTACAAAACTGATAAGGTCTTAAGATAATCTCTGAACAAGGATTAGTACCAAACTCATGTTCACTATCTCTTCTACCATTCTCTTTACACTTATCAATAGCCGCTTGTCTATTAAAG